ACCCTGGATTTGCTGAAAATATTTTGTCACGCCTTTTTGAGGATCGCGCATATATTCGACATGCGTTCCCGGTGCCGGGCATTTTATTTCAAGTCCCGAGCGCAGGGTGTCAGTAAGGATCAACCCATCTGGGCTGCAGCCAAATTCCTCAGAATCGTCGAGGCAAAAACCTACTTGGCGCACTTCATTATCCGTGATGTACTCATAAGCTTTTCTCGCAAACGGCTCACGGTCGGTGCCATTTTGCATGTGATCGGACACAAAAAACGGCTCTGAGCGACCCGTTAATTTTTCTGCAGCTAAGTCGTTTATATACTTTTCTGCGCTTGCAGACGGCTTCCCAGTGCTGGTTACGAGCTTGCTGAACATGCTTGCCGATGGCCTGCCTAAACGACTTTTCAGCCATCCAGGAGAACCCCCCTCATCGTCTAAAATTATCATCTTGATGCCTTGTCTTGAAGTGCGGCGATTGCCTGATCAAACTGCAGAGCAAGAAGGTCTTTTGTTGATTCAATCTGGAAGTGGGTACAAAATTTTCCTACATCTGAGTTGGTGTTGTCGATCAAGTCGTGGAGTGTAGATAGTTGGGCATCGTCAATGACGTTTTTGTCAGTAACCCGAATGACAGCAGATTCTGCATCATCATCTGCCGTTGGAATTCCTGCGATGGCAGATAAAGATACTCGTCTTGCATATGTAAGCGAGCTTGCACCTGCTTGCGGATCGCGTTTGACCATTGGCAAAAAGAATTCGCCTTCTAACCATTGTCCAGAAACATGCATTAATCTGGTGCTAACTCCTATGCCATTTTCATCACTTATCGGGAATTGCGTATACGAAAGGCCGTTATCCGCAAAGGGCTGTTTGATGGCCTTTATCACGCTTGTCAGGTCGGCATAGGATGACTTGTAAAATGAGTTGGCTGAGCCTTTTACGGCGCCGCCCATAGCCGCTTGGGCTTTACATAAGGCTGTAGCCAGGTCGTTAATCTTTTCTGATGAATTCATTGTTCGCTCCAATGTGTTTCGTTTTGTTCAATATCAAAGCGCTCACCGTAGCCATCGTAATAAGCTTGTGTTTGATTGCTTTTTGCGGGATGGCCGTTGATACAATCTAGCTGGCCTCGACACTTTTCAATTGATTCGTAAAAATCTAAAACTAAGTCGTGGCCTAAAACAGTGTTTATGCGTTTTTCGACACTTGTCATGTTCAAAGCCCCAAAATCATGTTTTGCACAACGAGCATTGCAACTGCGCCAAAAAACATTCCAAACAGGAACACTTCGGTAAAATCTAGTTTATGATTATCAAATTTGTCTTGGATTTTGTTCTCATTTTTAAGATTCATATTCACTCCTTATCCGTGACGGATGTCGTAAATTCGCTCGGCATAGTCAATGGCAAGCTTCGAAACAAGCCGACCGAGCGCATCAAAATCCTGCTGTGCGATTGCGTCGATCACATCAGTTTTGAAGTGCCTCTCTGCCATAGAATTGGCGCACCGCTGAAAGTGTCCGGTGGGCCAACGGTAAGGGGCTTGAATCGCCGTAGTTGAAAATGCTTCACTAAAAATGACATCGTCATCTAAGACTTCAAGCAAGTCCGAAAGCTCTGGGGTTGAGTCATTAATTTCATCAAAATCGTCAGGGCTTCCGGTTCTGTTTGGGTCTTCACATCTCAGTGCGCTTGTAAGTGACATTTCCCTTACCTCTTTCTGTGGTTGAATTTACATTATGTGGTTGTTGATAACGAATATTAACCACAGTTTGTGACGAAAGCAACCAATAAATTAAAATAAACATGCAAAGATGCATTGAAAGATGATCAAACTAATGTTTTAGTTACTTCCCGGCGACAAAAAGTAAAACAAGAACGACAAAAATAGCGCAAAAGAACGCACGGTTTGTGTAAAAATAAATGGAGGTGGGTGGCTAGTGAATCAGAAAGACATCATGCTGTTTGTGACGCTTAAAAAATTAAAGCCTCATGAAGTTCAAGTTGGACTAAAATTTTTTAGACAAATTAAAATTGAGCAGATGAGGTTAAGGAGGCAGCAATTACCCGCAAACGAACAATCTAACCCGAGCGAGGCTTTTCACAATATCGTAGCGAGAATGTCGGCTGAGAATAAGGTTTTAAATTCAAGTGAAGGTTAAGAGTGCTTGATCAGCGCTTTAAGGATTGCAGTAGCTTGAGTGACATCAGTGTCCTGCATCCTGGCAACTTGTTGCATTAATACGTAAAGCTCTTTCTTGCTGGCAGACATTTCGGCCTCTTCGATCCAAATTTCCGCATCTACGTTGGACAAACCAAGCAAAAAAGCTGCATCTGTTTTAAGAGCTTTAGCTAGAATAATTGCCTGGGGGACTTTTAGCTCCCGAATCCCTGATTCGTAATTCGCAATTCTTGACGTCGAAAGCAAATCACCAGTTTCCTTTGAAAGGCCAGCTAAAGTTAGCCCTTGGCTTTCGCGGAGACTTTTAAGTCTGATGTGGTTGAAGTTCGACATTTGGCAATCTTACCACAAAGAGTGGGTGTTACAACAATATAGAACTAAATATTGCGGTAAGGATAAGATAAATATTTAACCACTTAATGTGAAAAAGTATAAATATATACTAGCGTATAACCACTTTATGTGTAATCATTCTGGATATGAAACTATCTAAAAGCAGATTCCAGCAGTATCTTTCTAAGCTTGGCGACCGTCAAGCGAGTGAAGCCCTCAGTATATCTCAGCGCAGCGCGCAGGCATACAGGCTAGGTGAACGGGCGCCCAAACTCCACGACATTCCACTGATCATAAAGCTTGCTGATGGTCGCCTGACCTATGCATGTTTTTTTGAATCCAACTGTGAATAGCGAATCGGCTGATGCTTTTAAGGGCGTTTGGATTTCCAGAGAGATTTGGCTAGATTCTAAGCTCAATTGGACGCAAAAGTTGTTGCTCGTTGAAATAGGTTCGCTCGATTCGCATGATAAATGCTTTGCGAGTAACGCACATTTTGCTGCGTTTTTGGGGCTATCAAAAAGTCGAGTGTCAGATGTTATATCTGATTTAGAAAAAAAAGGCTATATCAAATGTTTCCATGAGTACAAGGGAAAACAGGTCATAAAGCGCACGATTAAAGTGCTGAATAAGGTGGTCAGTTTACCGAATACCCCTGGTCAGTTTACCGATGACCCCCCTTCGGTAAAGGGCGAGGGTATTAATACACAAGTTAATAATAATATACATAAATCCAAAGCTCCAACGCTTGGGCAAATTGAGGCTTACAAGCTTGAAATTAATGCTGAGTGTTCGCCAAATAAGTTTTTTAACTACAACCAGTCGAAGGGTTGGGTTGTTGGGGGCGTTCCAATGGACTCTTGGAAGGCAGCTTTTCGGAACTGGGAATCAAATCACCACGAATTCAAAAAAGAGCGGGAGAAAAATAATGCAAGCAGAGTTAACGGCGGTCGTGCGGAAAATCCAGCATGGCTCGACATCAACGCCACATTCTGATGACCCGCGACCGTTAAAAGATACGCAGGCAACTAACTATCTTTTTGGCCTACTCGCAGTAGTGTTCGGCAGTAAAAAAATGACGGTCACTTTCCCCGATGAAATGCTAGTGGCTGCTAAACGCATGTATGCCAGCCAGATTGGTGTTTTTACTAGGGAGCAAATAAATGCGGGTGTTGATTACCTGAAAAACGAACGATCAAAGGGCAATCAGGATTTTGAGTGGCCCAACTTGGATCGCATCATTGGCAGTATCAAAGAAGCCAATCGGGTGAGGGCGTTGCACCGTCCTTACGAGACTCCTGCGGCGCTTTTGGGTCACGACAAAGCGGTTGCCAAGGAAGCGGGAGAAATAGCGTTAGCGAAGATGAGAGCGATGTTTTGAATGTGGATATTACCAAAGAATTACCCACTGTCCTCTCATTTTGCTCAGGATATGGTGGCATCGAAAGAGGACTTGACCTTGCCGGGTTTAAACATCGAACAGTCGCTTATGTCGAGATCGAAGCCTACGCGATTGCGAACTTGGCAAACAAGATGGAAAGAGGGGAGCTTTTACCTAGCTGTATATGGTCGAATCTTAAAACCCTGCCAGTACAACCTTTTCGAGACAAAGTTGACCTCATCACTGGCGGCTATCCATGTCAACCATTCAGTGCAGCAGGAAAGCGACTTGGAGAAGAAGACCCAAGACACTTGTGGCCTTACATCAGGCGACACATTGAATCAATTAGACCTGTTCGATGCTTCTTCGAGAACGTCGAAGGACACATTACTCTTGGACTCAGAGAAGTCATTAGCGACTTGGAAAGCCTTGGTTATAAAACGGCGTTCGGAATATTCAGCGCGGCTGAAGTTGGCGCTCCTCACCAGAGAAAAAGAGTTTACATCTTGGCTGACTCCAATGGTGCAGGACAGCAAGCACAGTGGGACGAATCCCGGCCCGAACGGCAAACGCCAGCTACTTGTGAATCAAGTGAACTGGCCGACTCCAAGGGCATCGGAGTACAAAGACTGCGGCCCAGTGGGATCGAAAAGTCAGATACACATGGAGAAGAGGAGCTACCTCTGCGCGAAAGTAAAAGACCAAGAGATGCCCAGTGGGAAGCTGAATCCAGTCTGGGCGGAGGGTTTGATGGGCCTGCCTCTTGGGTGGACGGCACTTGGGAAATGGGAGTTGAGCGAGTGACAGCGGGTTGTCCCGACCGGATTGACCGTATTCGCTTACTCGGAAATGGCATTGTGCCACAGACAGCAGCAAAAGCATGGGTGACATTACAAGAGAAAATAAAGCAATGACTTGTTGGCTTTGTGAAGGCGCTATGCGATTTTTAGGTGATCACGAGCTTGATGAAAAGGATGTGCCGTTCGGCATTTTTAGTAACTTTTTATGTGATGACTGCGGCGCTTGGCAGCTTGTCTTTCATCCAAATAATGTAGGAGAAAAGTAAATGGGGGAATCCAACATACCTAATCTACGTCTTTTTAAAGGTGAGCATGAATTTTTCAAAGAAGGCATTCCTTACACATATCGTCAATTTGTGGAATGGACGGAAGAATTTACGCCGCCGGGGGTCAACTCGCAGACAATGAAGGGACGGCTTGGCAAAGAGCCATATTGCTTGCCAGAGCATCTTGTGTCTGCCGAGGAATACACCGCGCTACGAAAAGAGCTAAACAGAAAAAAGTCGGGTTATCACGAAGAGTTGCGTGAGAAAAAACGCACAGCAAGCCAACTGGAATCTCACACAGAGGTGTTTTCGCAAGGCTGGCTGAGTCGCAGGCTAGTGCCATGATGGGGGATGTCTTGGTGTTGCGAACAGAATTGATGCGAAAGCAGTGTATCGACAAAATACAGGCGTTAGCTTTGGATGGCAAAAAGCCTTATCAGGTCCAAATTAAATCTTACACGGAGCGTCGATCAGATGCTCAGAACAGGCTAAGTCATTGCTGGTACAACGAAGTCTCAAAACAGGGCAAAGAGTATACGCCCGATCAAGTCAAGTGCAGGGCAAAAAAGCATTACGGAGTTCCAATTTTGTTGGCTGAAAACCCTGACTTTCATGCGGCTTGGCGCAAGGCGATACAGGCGTTTCCTACCTACGAAGAACAATGTGATCAACTGCTTAAATTCTTTCCTGTGACGAGCCTGATGAATACTGAGCAGATGAGTCGATACTTGTCTCACTTTGCGCGGGTGCAGGGTGCGGACCATAAGCTTACTGATCCAGGGATTGAAGGTCTATAAATGGCTAAGACATTGAGAGCGCAATGCTTGACGCAAATTCAAAAGCTTGCTCGGATATCGGCGGCTAATTCTAACGGTTATGCCCAGTGCGTATCCTGCGACCCAACCGACATGGGGGGCTGGCATCACTGGAAAGACGGAGATGGGGGCCATTTTATTCCCAAAGGTTCATCGAGCTACTGGGCGCTTGAGATTTGCAACGTGCATTTTCAGTGCAAAGGGTGCAATGGGTTTGGTCAAAAATATGGCTCTAGCGAGGCTTGGTACACGCTGTGGATGCAAGACTTTTACAGCCATGACTTCGTTGAAAAGATGCTGCGAGATAAGGGTAAGGAGCGAAAGCTTTATGCGGCAGATTATCGGGAGATGTTAGCCGAGTTTAAGACGTTGATTAAGTTCCATGAGGAACGGATAGCAATGGGCTTTGACGATGAAAATTAAAGCATTTCGAGATAGCGCCGGGTATCGCACAGCAACAGTGGAGGTAATCGCTGATGATGAATTCACTGATAGGGACATTAAGCGTGTAATTTCGTTCTTGTTGTCCCTATTAAAAGCTGAAAAGGTGGAAAAAGATGAGTGAGTTACTTGCTATGTTGACGCCAGGCGCACCAGAGATGAAGGCCGATATGATTCGGGGTACGTCAAAGAACAAAATCACCGCAGGCGATATTGCGGCTTGCTTGGTACACGTTGATCGGCACACTTATCTGTATGCACTAAGCAAGTTCTGTCTCGATGATGAGGCACGTTCTGAGCTTAATCGTTTAGCCATCGCGGAGGCTGAATGCTGTGATTACCGGGTCAGTGAATCGGAGCCCGATGATGTGGTCATTAGACTGGCTTTGGCTGCTTTAAACTATGCGATATCAGCGTCTAGGTGCTGTGCGTGTAATGGCGTAGGGCAGCTCATTGAGCAGGCAAAGGTAACCACCTGCAGTCGATGCGCGGGGTCAGGTAACAGTGAGATGAGCGTAAGGCGTCTGGCTAGTATCCTTGAAGTAGGGCGTTGGCGATCACAAAAGGTATGGATGCCTCGTTTTCAGGCGTTGGTATCAGATTACCAGGTGCGTGATGACGCTTTGCATATTGTTTTAAGGCGAGGGTTACAAGATGGGTAAAGGGAGTGAGCAAAGGCCGACCGATTTTAAGCGGTTTAATGCGAACTGGGATGCCATATTCCCTGATAAATCCCTGATAAAAACACCTGATAAGGAAGTGCGTCAAGCCCAATCAGAGCCTGACGCAGAGGAGAATTCAAGTACGTGTCAAAAGGTACTTGATCGCTAGTGCTGTTTGCCGCAAATTCTGGACATAAATGACCTTAATTGTTCAAATGCTTCAAGCTCTTCAGGAAGCCATGCAACTGGAAATTCTATTGAAGCAGTATGTTTAACACTAAATGCAAAGCGCGCAAACTTTACTCCTTTGGAGTAAATGGACATTTCCGTAACCCCTATACTTTGGCCTCCACACCCTTTCCGTAACCAGACACTCATATTGTCATGTAATAGGGTATGTATAAGCTGTGATTGAAGTTCATCGTCATTTAAGTCCAACTCCAAATCATACATTTGCCATTTTGCGTCATAAGATATACGAAACCTTGGATATTCCGTAATTACCTGTCTCATAAGGATGATGCAGTCTTTAATGGCTTTTATGTTGTGTACTTTATTGGCCTCCTCAAGTTTTAAGTCTTTTTGTTCTGTTGACATTTTTTGCGGCACTAGAAAACGCCTAAATTCTTTGGGGTGAGCAGGGCATATATCCTCTTCTTTGAGGGTTGTAATATTCAGATTTAGGCGAGATTTGAAATAATTGATGTCATCAAGGCAAGTTGCCAGATAGCTGATATCCCTAATTTCTGTGTAGCCATCTTTACCAGAATATTCATTACTAACGGTGGTGGGTATATTGCTTAATAGTATTCGCTCTAAATTCCTAACATTGTCCCTGCTTGCCTGTACGATTAATGATTTAGAATAGTTTATGTCGTAGGTAGAGTTATGCTTTATCACTCTACTGTAATTATTTGAGCTAACGCCTATTTTAAAATGCATATCATTATTGAAAGGCAATATGTACAAGTAGTTATGTGGCTTTAAGTCTGCGTTTGTCAGTGGGGTGATCATTCTGTCGGCTCTTCCGCAGAAGGTAAGGGTTTGCCGTCAGCTATTTGCTGTATTAAATCAATAAACGCTCGGTCGTATTCACAAGCATCCTCCTCCATTGCATCAAGCAGGTCTTGTGCGGCGTTTCTTATGTCAGCGTTAGGGAGTGTCATGGTTCTCGCCTCGACAATAATGACTTTTGTTTCAGTGATGCGGCCCCCAACATGATAGCTAGGTAACGCTGTGGGTTGCTCTGTTGCCAGTTAATAACAGTTCTAGGGGCAACATCGACTAGCTCGCAGGCTTCTTGCAAAGACTTAAAGCCTAACTGTTTTGCAAATTCAGAGGGTTTCATCGGATTCCTCATTTGTAACTACGCAATCGTCAGGTACGCTCAACCACTCTACATGCCCACTTTTAGTCAGGTCTGAAGATATTTCGATTTCATCCCCGTCACCGCTATTGAGTTTATCTTCAAGCTCTGAAGCCCAAGCGCCAAGCATCTCTTGTGAGCGTTTAGATTCAATAAGGTCTGCGTCTAGCCAGCCATCAAACGCTGTTGTTTTGCAGACAGTCAACAAACGCTCTGCGATGTGGGCAATGCCTTGGGTGGTTATTTTATAATTATTCATTTTTATTCTCCTTAGATGCCCCTGGTGGGGCGTTTGGTTAGATGGTAAATGCGATATTGTAGACATCTTTATAAAAAGGCTTGTCACCCAAACCTTGTTCATCAAGGGAACTCATTACAGAACCATAAATTCTTCTACATTCTTCTGCATTTGGCTCCCCGTCAGGGCAAGCATTTTGCGCCCAACAAGCCATTTGCATGTACGCTTCTTGAACTTCTTTGTTATTGCTGCGGTATTGCTTGTCCAGCGCTAACTCAAACTGCTCTACCCATTTTGAATAATTCATTTTGCATCTCCTCACTAACTGAAGTTTTATTATAACAGTAACTATTACACTAATACAACTATATTACAGTAAATAAGGTAATAAACTGCATTTCGGACAAAGATTACGAAAGTTTGTCCGTTACATCTGATGTAAGCATAGGTATAGCCAACAACCAAAAAAATGAAGTCTCGCTTTACCTTGCGGACAAAGATTACGAAAGTTTGTCCGTGTAATAAAGGTTGTTTTGTGGTAATAAAATATAACCACATAGTGTTGTGTTACCTGCCACAATGTGGTTAAATATTACCAAGATAGGGTTTTTGACTCTCTTAGTTATCTATTTA